GCTGCGTGGGACATGGCCATGTTCGGCCTGCGCCTGGGCGACAGGCCCCAGGCCGTGGCCACCACCACCCCCAAGCCCGTGCCCTGGCTGATCGGTGCCCCACGCGGGCAGGCGCCCCTGGGCATGCTGCACGACCCCACCGTGATGATCACCAGGGCGCGCACCGCCGAAAACCGGCGCCACCTGGCCGAGTCGTACCTGCGCACCGTGGTGGCGCAGTACGAGGGCACCCGCCTGGGGCGGCAGGAACTGGAAGCTGACATCCTGACTGACGTTGAGGGGGCGCTGTGGACGCTGGCGCTGATCGAGGCCACGCGGTACCGAACCCTGCAGGACGCGCCCCTGGTGACGGGCGAGCTGGACCGGATCGTGGTGGCCATCGATCCCCAGGCCAGCGAGGGCACCGGCGCCGACGACGAGCCCGACAAGCCCGAGACGGGCATCCTTGTGGCAGGTGTGGGGCAGTGCGCCTGCCAGGGCGACGACAAGGTGGAAGATCACGGGTTCGTGCTCGAGGACGTGTCGGGCAGCCTGTCGCCCAACGATTGGGCCCAGGCTGCAGTCGACGCCTGCCGGCGCCACCGCGGCGACCGGATCATCGGCGAGCAGAACAACGGCGGGGCCATGGTGGAAAACACCGTGCGCACTGTCGACAGGCGCGCCAGCTACGAGGCCGTGCACGCCAGCCGCGGCAAGCGCACCCGCGCCGAGCCCATCGCGGCGCTGTACGAGCAGGGCAAGGTGCACCACGTCGGGCCCGACCTGGGGCTATTCGAGGACCAGCTGTGTGGGTGGGACGGCAGCGGGCCCAGCCCCAACCGGCTTGACGCTGGCGTGTGGGCCCTGTCGTACCTGATGCTGCCGGGCGAGGAAGGCACCGCCGCAATCTATATGCGCATGAAGTGATAGCATCGGCCGCATGGCCAAGCGCAAGTCAAGCCCCACGACGCCCGACATGCCCAGCAAGGCCGACCGGCTGGACGGCTACGATCCCAGCATGGCCGGCGGGCACACCCCCGAGTACCGCGGGGACCTGCAGCGGCTGGCCGACAGCGTGCAGTCAGGGCGCATGGACGCCCTGCTGGAAGGCGTCAACTTCGACGCCTTCATCAACGAGCTGACGGGGCTTGGCACCAGCTGGGGCGACAAGACCCGCGGGGGCCTGCCCGGTGGCCCGCGCTTCGGCCTCAACGTGATGAGCTGGGGCGAAGCCGCGGCGCGCTACCGCGGCAGCGACCTGGGCCGCGCGATCGTCGAGCGCATCCCCGACGAGATGACGCGGCGGGGCTGGGATCTGGAAGTGCAGCCCGCCGAGGACGATCTGGCGGTGGCTGACGACCCGCCCCGCCACCTCGACGCCTGCATGCGCCACCCGGCGCGGGCTGCTGCTGCATGGCGTGCCCACGCACGGCACTACGACCGCATGCGCAGCGGCGGCGCCCAGGCTGCGGCCACCTGCCGCGAGTACGCGCAGCGGTGGGACGACTACGTGCCCGGGGTGGGCTACGTGCCCAGCCCCAGGGCGCGCACGGGGGGCGACGACCCCACGGGCGGCGGCCGTCGCGGGGCTGCAGGTGGTGGCGGCGCAGGCCCTGCGGGTGGCGCTGCTGCTGGCCCTGGCGGTGTGCCCACTGCCGGGCCCGCGGCTGCCATGGCTGCGCTGCAGGCCGCAGCGCCAGCGCCCCCGCCGCCTGGGCCACTGCCCCGCATCAACGACGAAGGGCAGGATCTGATCGAGGCGATGGAGAAGTGGGCCAAGGCGATCAACCTGCAGCGCACCGTGAACCAGGCCCTGCGCCTTGAGCGCGCCGCAGGTGGTGCAGCCATCTTCATCGGCGCCGACGACGGGGCCCGCGACCTGACGGTGCCGCTCGACCCCGACAAGATCAAGCGCATCACCCACGTGACAGCCTTCCGCGGGGGCTACGACGGCGAGATCGTGGCGTGGCGCCCCTACAACGACCCGCGACACCCCAAGTACGGGCAGCCCGAGATCTACCAGCTGCGCAACACCTCGGTGCAGGTGGCGCGGCCCCCGGCGCCAGGTGAAGGCCCGGTGTCACAGGGCATCCCCATGGGCCCCGGTGGCGCGACGATCTGGTGGGTCCACGAGTCGCGCCTGCTGGTGTTTGACGGCGAGCCCGTCAGCCGCGAAGAACAGCAGGTGATGCGCGGGTGGGGCGACAGCATCTTCACCCGCATCAACGATCCCCTGATGCAGTACGAGCAGGCGTGGAACGCCGTCGCGGTGCTGCTGCAGGAGTTCAGCATCAGCACCCTGGCGATCAAGGGCTTCGCCGAGGCCATCACCAAGGGCGGCGCCCGGGCCCGCGACAAGTTCCTCGAGACGGCCCGCCTGCAGGCCCTGGTGCAGTCGGTGGCGCGCATGCGCTACGTCGACGCCGAGGAGAAGTTCGATCGCACCACCGCCAGCGTGGCAGGCATCGCCGACATCCTGCGCGAGTGGGCCGTGCGCCTGGCTGCCACCGCCGACACCCCCGCCTCGGTGCTGTTCGGCAAGCTGGCGGGTGGGCTGGGCGCCGCTGAGGACCCGTCGATCCGCAGCTGGTACGACAGGATCGAGGGGCGGCAAGAAAACCGGCTGCGGCCACAGCTCGAGTACCTGTACCGCCTGGGGTGGCGCGCGCAGAACAGCCCGACGCGGGGACACGAGCCCGAGCGGTGGGCGCTGCTGTTCCGGCCCCTGTGGCAACTGACGGAACTCGAGAAGGCCGACCTGCGCCTCAAGACCAGCCAGGCCGACCAGATCGACATCAACGGGCAGGTGGTGACGCCCGAGGAAGTGGCGGCCACGCGGTACGGGGGCGTGGAGTACAACCCCGGGCCGATCGTGCTCGACATGGACGGGCGCCGCGCTGCCAGCCAGCCCCTGGCGCCGCCACGGCCCCCAGGTGCGCCTGCCGCGCCTGGTGCCCCCCAGCACCAGCCGGGCCCGCCCCAGGGCACGCCTGCCGCAGCTGCAGCGGCCAACGCAGCGCAGGCGCAGCCCAACGGCCCCGCCGCGTCGATCGAGTCGCCCGAGGTGCCCGCCGTCACCGGGGGCGCCGCCATCACGGTGCCGCCCATGACAGCGATGCCCAGCAACCCGATCACCGGCGACCCGCAGGCCACGCCCAGCGTGGTCACGGAAACCGGGGCCGGTGGCCGCCCGCTGGCCCCCAAGCCCGACACCACCCCGGGCAAGTAGCAGCGCCCCGTGTCGCGCCACGCCGTCAACCGCACCACCACCCTGGCCCTGATCCGGCAGCTGCAGGCCGCAGCACCGGCGCAGCGGCCCAGGCGCCGCGTGGGCCGGATCCCCAAGCCCCAGCAGCCCAGGTTGATCGAGGCCGCGTACCACGCAGCCCTGCGCCGCATGGTGTGCGACAAGGCCCGCGACTGCTTCGACCGCGAGGCCCCCGAGATCTTGCACGCCCTCGAGCAGCACCGCGCTGCCCGCGGCCACACCGACAGCCAGCCCGACGCCACGCCCGTGGTGGTGCGCGGGTGGTCGCACCGCGACAAGGCCGCCACCAGGGCGGCGCTGGTGCTGGCGTGGAACGACCACGGGCAGCTGCTGCTGGGGCGGCGCCGCAGCGGTGGCGCATGGACGCTGCCCGGTGGCCACCTACTGCCCGGGGAAAGCCCGCTGCGTGGTGCAGGCCGCGAGCTTGAGGAGGAAACCAACCTCACCTGCCCCGACTTGGCGCTGGCCGACGCCTGGGCCAACCCCGACGGCGTGCAGCTGTGGCTGTACACCGGCACGGTGCGGGGCGCGCCTACGGGCTACTTCGATCCCGATCAGGAGTGCAGCGCCTGGCGCTTTGTCGACGTGTCGGCAGGGCTGCCCGCCGACGTGGCCGCCAACCTGTCGGGGCCGCCGGCACCGCATAACGTGCTGCTGCAGCTGTTCCCACCAAGCGGCACGCACGCCGACGCACGCAGGCGCCCACCCACAGCGCCGCCCCCGCCGCGTGGTGGCCCTGGTGTCGGCGCCGCCCAGGCCAAGGCCGAGGCCGAGCGCCTGCGCAAGCTGGCGGCCAAGCTGTCGGCCCAGCTGGCCGCAGCCAGCGAGCAGGGCAAGCGCGCAGCCCTGGCGATCGAGCGCGCAGCCCGCGCCTTCGCTGACGTGTTCGCCCCCGACGAGCTGCACGCGGTGGTGTTGCAGTTCGGCAAGCGCACCGAGGCGCACGCCCGCGAGCAGCTGGACCAGCAACTGCGCAGCGCGATCGGCGTGCCGCTGTCGGCCATCGAGCGCAAGTACCGCGACCAGCTTGACGGGTGGGCCGCCGAGAACATCGACTTGATCGAGACGGTGCCCGATCGGTACTTCGATCGCCTGCGCCTTGACGTGCTGGACGCCTTCGAGGGCGGCACGCACCCCAACACCCTGGCCGACGAGTTCACCGATCGCTATGGCATGTCGGACCGCGACGCTGAGCGGATCGCGCGTGATCAGGTGCTGTCACTGCAGGCCGACATGCTGCAGGCGCGCCTGGTGGACCTGGGCGTCGAGGAGTACATCTGGCGCACGGTGGGCGACGGCCGCGTGCGTGACAACCACGCGGCCCTTGACGGCACGCGCTGCCGCTTTGATCAGCCGCCCGACGGCGGCGGCACCGACGAGGGCGAGGACGGCAACCCCGGCGACGGCATCCTGTGCAGGTGCTACCCGGAACCGATCTTCGACGTGCTGCAGGAGCCCGACAGCGCAGGCGGTTGACCGCGGGTTGCACACGATGCACCATCGCGATCGTGCAGCAGCCCAACAGCCAGCCGCAGCGCAAGGTGGTCCGCAAGGACCCGCCCCGCCCTGCCACGCTGGCCAGCGCCCCCACCTGTAGCGTGTGCGGTGGCCAGCTGGGCCCCCGCGGTGCCTGCGTTACCTGCAGCCTGGGGCGGCTGGTGGCGCGCATGGACGCCACGCCATGAGCCGCGTGCGGCGCTACGACGGCGGCACGCTGGCGCGGCCAGTGCGCACGCCCGAGGGCTACCTGCGGGCCGAGGCCCACACCGCCAAGGTGGGGATCCTGCTGTACGACATGCCCGACGGCAGGGTGCGCCGCGAGCTGGTGACGCCCGAGGTGCTGTTCGACGCGGCCAGCATTGCCAGCGCCGCCCTGGTGCCCCTCACCAACCGCCACCCCGACGCCCTGCTCACCGCCGACACCGCACGCCACTACCAAGTCGGCAGCGTCGGCGAGCACATCCGCGCCGATGGCGATCTGCTGGCGGCACCGATCATGGTGACGGACGCCGACACCATCCGAGCGATCGAGGCGGGCCGCCAGGAAATGTCCTGGGGCTACGAATGCGACCTCGACGAGACACCGGGCACGCACCCCACTCTGGGCGAGTACGACGCCCAGCAGCGCGACCGCAGGTACAACCACCTTGCGATCGTCGATCAGGCGCGCGCTGGTGCACAGGCGCGCATCCGTCTCGACAGCGCAGGCAACGCCTGCCCCCCGTTTGCATCCGCGCAGGGCGCCGTGATAGCGTCCAACGCATCCCCACCTGCAACCCCGGAGCCGCCCATGCCCGTGCAGATCAAGATCGGTGATCACCGCTTCGACGTGGCCGAGGCCAACACCAGCATCATCCAGCAGGCCATCGACCAGGCCGTGGCTGCAGCGGTGGCCCGTGCCGACGCGGCCGACAAGGCCAAGGCCGAGGCGCTGCAGCAGGTGGTGGCGATCACCAAGCACCGCGACGGCATCAAGCGCCGGTTCGGCGTGGTGCTGGGCAAGGTGCGCAGCCACCTCGACGCCATGAAGGCCCGCATGATGGCCTGCGACGAGTGCGGGGGCACCGGCAAGATCGACGGTGACGCCAAGTGCGACTACTGCGACGGCGCCGGCAGCCTGCGCCTGCTCGACGCGATCAAGGGCCTGCCCGCGGCGGAAGGCCAGCCGCACCCCGACGAGGATCTGGCGGCCGTCGAGGAGGAAGCCGACAGCGGCGTCCCCGATCGCGAGTCGGCGGCCGAGGAAGCCGTCGAGACGACCGCCAACCCCGATCACCCCAAGGCCGACGCGGCGGGCCGCAAGCAGCGCGCGGACGCCCGCGCCGCCGCCCGCGCCACCGCGCAGCAGCGCCGCACCGACAGCCTGCGCCGCAGCGGCGAGGCCCGCGCCAAGGCGCGCGCCACCCTGCTGGGCACCGCCACCAAGTACCTGGGGGCCGACGTCAAGCTGGACGGCAAGTCGGACCTCGAGATCCGGCGGGCCGTGGTGGCCAAGCTGGCCCCGCACGTCGACGGCGTGGACAAGCTGGACGCCGCGGCCGTGGGCCTGCTGTACACCGCCGAGGTGAAGCGCGCCGACGCGCAGCCCGCCGCCGCCGGGCTCACCGAGGGCGAGAAGCTGCGGCAGGCCATGCTGGGCAACACCGGCACCGGCGCCCACAAGGACGGCCAGGGCGCCCCCAAGGGCTACGCCGACGCGGCCGACGCCAAGGCCAACGCCTGGCGCAACCCCAAGCAGCAGCCGGTGGTCGCGGGCAAGTAGCCCCCACCCCAGCACCAGGCAACCGCCAACCCCAAGCAGGAGCAGCCAATGGGAAGCCCGCAGACCAGCATCAACGCCGCAGGCCAGCCGATCGCCTTCCAGGGCCTGACCACCAAGCGGCTGGACAGCCTGTCGGTGGCCAACAAGGAGGCCAGCGCCAACATCCAGCCGGGCCTCGGCGTCAAGCCGGGCACGGGCCAGCGCACGGCGCTGCTGCCCACCGCGTCCAGCAGCGTGTTCATGGGCGTGGCCGCGGCCAACAGCGCCTACGCCCCGGGCAGCTTCGGCGAGCTGGACCAGGCCAGCACCCCGGCGGGCTACATCCCCAACACCATGTTCGAGGTGGTGACCAAGGGCCGCGCGTGGGTGCAGGTGGACGCCGACACCGCGATCACCCCCAACGTCACCCGCGCCTACTGGCGCTTCGAGACGGACGGGGCCAGCAACACCAAGGTGGGCACCTTCCGCCACACCGACGACGGCCACGTGGTCGACACCACCAAGCAGTGCATCTTCCGCAGCGGGGTGTTCACCGCGGCCGACGGCACCAAGATCGCGGAGCTGGACTTCAACACCGACATCAAGCCGTAGGCCTCACGCGGGCACCCTGGCGGCTGATCCCCGCCAGGGGCTGGGGGCGCCCACCCCGGCAGCCCGCGGGTTCTTGGTAGCACGGGGCACCACCAGCTGGGGCGCGGCACCCACCGACAGGAGCGAACGATGCAGGTATTCCACGTCAACGGGCTGGTCCCCGCGTACACCCGCGATCGGTGGCTGGCAGCGGCTGCCGCGCGCATCGGTGGCGACAACCGCTTCGACGCCGCGCAGGGGCGATTCCGTGCCCGCTTCGACGCGGCCGAGTCGGCGTTCACCACGCTGGCGCTCACCTACATCGACAAGCAGGTGTGGGCCACCCTGGTGCCGCCCCTCAAGGCGCGCCTGTTCATCCCCACCCAGGTGAAGGGGAACCCGGGTGACGAGACGTACAAGTGGCACCTGCTCACGCGCACCGGCGTGGCCCGCCTGCTGGCCCCCGGCGCCGCGCTGGACCTGCCCCGCGCCAACGTCTTCCAGACCGAGATCTACCAGCGGTTCTACGGGATCGGCGTCAAGATCGTCTACAGCTACTTCGAGCTGCTGGCGATCGGCGCCGCCCTGGCCAACGGGCAGCCCTTCGATCTGGTGGGCGAGTCGATGCGCGCCGCGCTCGAGGCCATCGAGAAGAAGCTGGACCTGATCGCAGCCTTCGGCACCGCGTCGGTGATCACCACCGGCGGGTTCGGCCTGGAAGTCGAGGCCGACCTGGGCATCACCGGCCTGCTGAACAACGCCAACGCCACCGCCTACACCGTGGCCACCGGCGCCGCAGGTGGCACCGCCTGGTCCACCAAGACCCCCGACGAGGTGCTGGCCGATCTGAACGGCATCGTCGGCGGCCAGGTGGCGGCCACCTACGAGGTGCACCGCCCCGACACCCTGATCGTGCCGATCAGCCAGTTCGAGACGCAGCTGCAGCGCCGCATGTCGGACGTCAGCGGCGAGACGATCCTGTCGTTCTTCCTGCGCACCCGCCGCGAGGCGGGGCACCAGATCGACGTGATCCCCTGGCAGTACGCGGCGGGTGCCGGCGCCGCCAGCATCGACATCATGGCCGCGTACAAGCGCGACCCGCGCATGCTCGAGCACGTGCTGGCCATGGACGCCACCCCGCTGGCGCCCAGCACGCAGGGCCTCGAGACCGAGCAGGACGTGGTGGCCAAGACCGCGGGCCTGGTGCTCCACTACCCGCTGTCGGTGTCCCTCAGCAGCGGCGGCAGCATCTAGCCCCGCACCACCCCCACCAGCTACACCAGCGGGCCCCGTCGGCGTCACGTCGGCGGGGCCCGCGCTTTTTGTGCCGCATTGCAACGCCCCGCAGGCCGGTGATAGGGTGGCCGCATGGCTGACACCACCACCGACACCAAGCCCCCTGCCAAGGCGCAGCAGGGTGGCAAGCGGTTCGCGCTGATCATCAACAACGAGGCCCGGCTGCGCATCATCAAGCTGCGCGGCAAGATCTCGCCCGCGTCGAACACGCTGGTGCCCGGGCCGCAGATCGACCTGGCCCCGGGCGTCAACGTCGTGGACGCCAAGCTGTGGACCACGTGGAAGGACGAGAACGGTGACGTGGGCGAGGGCGACGACATGCAGCGCGGGGCCCGGCACGCGCTGCTGGTCGAGCCGCTGCCCGACGATCCGGCCCCTGGCCGCAGGCGCGAGCGCGCGGGGCGGCCCCCGCTCACCGAGGGCCCCATGGTCACCAGCCGCGCCACCCCGCTGGCCGACCTGCCGCCCGATCAGGCGCGGGCCCTGGTGCCCGAGATCCTGGACCCGGTGCTGGTGGACGCGCTGCTGAAGACCGAGCGCAGGGCCGTCGTGGCCGAGGCGCTGCGCCAGCAGCAGCAGCGGCTGAACCCGCGCGCCGACAACGGCAGGGCGTAGGCCGTGGCGATCACCTGGGCCGGCGCCGCGTGGGCTTTCTCGACAGCCTATTTCGTCGGCGACCGGGTGGTGAACGGCGGCAACGTCTACAAGTGCACCGCCAAGGGCGGCAGCGCCACCACGGGCGGCCCCACGGGCACCGGCAGTGCGATCACCGATGGCACCGTCACCTGGGCGTACCTGGGGCCCGATGCGGGCAGCGTGGTGGACGTGGCGCCTGACGTGGCCACCGCCACCCTGGTGGAACAGCGCGCGTGGCTGGCCCTGGCCGAGCGGCTGGTGGCGGACACCACGCTGTGGGACGACCTGCTGGACGACGGGCGGCGCTTCCTGGCGGCGCACTTCGCCCAGCTGGCGCGCCTGCAGGGGCACGGGCAGGTGACGGCCGAGTCGGTGGGCGAGCTGTCGCGCAGCTACGCGGCGCTGCAGGGCGACACCGACACCAGCCTGACCAGCGCAGGGCGCGCATTCAGCGCCTTGGCGCGCAGCACCACGGCTGTGCTGGGCCTGGTGACGTAGTGGCCCGGCTGTCGGTGGCCAACCTGCTGGACGGCCAGCGCGTGGTGGTCGCGGCCTGGGGCGTGCGCCTACTGTCGTTCCCGGCCCGGTGGCTGGGTACCGTCACGCTGTCGGGTGACGTGCTGCAGGGCGGCAGCTACAGCGTGCGGCCCACCTGGCTGGGGCGCCTGCTGGGCATGCGGCCCCGGGCGGGCCGCTGGGCGGTGTAGCCCCTGCACGGTGTGCAATGGGCCGCAGCAAGGTGATCGACAAGGATCAGGGGTGGAAGGCCACCCTGGCCGTTGCGCGCCAGTTGGCCGAGGGCGCATACGTCAAGGTGGGCATCCTGGGCGACGATGCGCGCGGCGGCCTGCACCACACCGACCCCGACACGGGGCTGGCCTCGCCACTGACGATCGCGGAAACAGCGGTGGTGAACGAGTTCGGCACCGCCGACGGGTTCATACCAGCACGCCCTGCGCACCGGACGACGTTTGACACCATGCGCCCTGAGCTGCAGCGCGCAGCCGAGATCCTGCTGGACAAGGTGGTGTTTCAGCGGCGGCTCACCGTCGAGGCGGCGCTGAACATCCTGGGCGCCAAGCTGGCGACAGGCATCCGGAACACGATCACGCAGGGCCCTGGCGTGCCCCCGCCGAATGCGCCCTACACGGCCGAGCGCAAGGCGCGCAAGTACAAGGGCGCCAAGCGGGCCAAGGCCATCGCGCAGTCGCGCCCCCTGGTCGACACCGGCGCCACGCTGAACGCGATCACCTGGGCGGTGTTCCTCGGCACCGTCGAGCGCGCGCACAGGTACTTGACGGGTCGCGGCCCATAGGGCCTAGTGGGCCCTGGGCACCCCGCCATGGTGGCCCTCCCTCGGGTAGACGCCCGGGGGCGCGTTGGCAGCGACACCAGCGCGCCCCCGGGGGTCGCTTCTGATAGGATGCAGGCGTGCCCATCACGCTCGACACGGCCGCGCTGATTTCGTCGCTGTCGACTGGCACCTACGCGGTAACGCGCACCCCCGCCGGCAGCTACGTCAACGGCGTGGCGGTACCCGGCACCCCCACCACCCTGCAGATCACCGCGGCCATCTACCAGGCCAGTGGGCGCGATCTCGAGCGGCTGCCCGAGGGGCGACGCAGCGTCGCCACGATCAAGGTGTTCACCACCACGCAGCTGCGCACCGGCGCCCAGCAGGGCCAGGGCGGCACCGAGGGGCAGTACCAGGCCGACCGCATCAGCTACAACGGGCTGCAGTACGAGGTGCAGCAGGTGGGGCGGCACCCGGGCGCCGTTGACTTCTACTCGTGCTTGGCGCAGGCGGTGGGCTGATGGCGCGCCCAACCCCCGCGCAGGTGTGGGCAGGCGTGCAGGCGGCCGTGCAGGCCGCAGCTGGCGTCACAGCGATCTGGCGCTACCAGGGCGCGGACCAGCCCCCGGGCGACTACGTGGCCATGTCGCTGGGCGCCGCCGTCACCGTGGACATCGACTACACGGTGGAACGCCCGATCGACGCCTGGGCCGCGTCCACCGCCTACGCCCTGGGCGACCGCGTGCTGCACGATGGCGGCAAGACCTACAGCTGCACCACCGCCGGCACCAGCGCCGCGTCGGGCGGCCCTACAGGCACCGGCAGTGCGATCGTGGACGGCACTGTGCGCTGGGCCTACGTGGCGCAGGGGGGCGAAGTCGAGGTGACGCTGGGCGGCACCCGCGAAGTGGCCTTGCAACTCGAGGTGTACAGCGACGCCCTGGTGGAACAGGTGGCGCAGGTGACTGCCCTCGAGCGCGCCAATGCGGTGGTGGGGCGCCTGCGCTTGCCCACCACGCGCAACGCCTTGGCCGCTGTGGGCCTGGTGCCCTTCGACCCTGGCCCGGTGGCGTGGGTGCCCACGATCGTGGCTGCAGGCTTCCGTGGGCGCGCCACCTGTGACGTGCGCTGCCGCATGCCCGCCCAGGCCCTGCGTGAGTGGGTGGCGTACATCGCCAGCGTGGAACTGCAGGCCCACGTGGGCGGCGCCCCCGGCGCGATCACCCTGCCGATCACCGCCCCCTAGTGCCCGCCCCCCTGGGGTGATAGGCTCGCCCTGCAAGGCGCGAGGAGCCCATGGCCAACGAAAACGACGTTGTGACGGTTGAAGTCAGCCTCAGCGGTGGTGGCATCACCCGCCTGGGCTTCGGGACCACGCTGATCCTCAGCGACACGGGCAACGCCTGGGCCAGTCCCGAGCTGACCCGCGAATACGCCACCCTGCCGGCGCTGGAAGCCGATTTCGCGATCACCACCCCCGAGTACCAGGCCGCAGCCGAGTACTTGGGGCAGCCCATCAAGGCCCGCAGGGTGCTGGTGGGCAAGGCCACCAACAAGCCCACGCAGATCAAGAACGTGGCCGTGGCCGTCAACACCGTGGGGCTGGTGTACAAGATCAACGTGTACTGCGACGGGGTGCTCCAGTCCGTCAGCTACACCAACGTGGCGAGCGTCGTGTGGCAGGCCTCGCACGCCTACGTCCCCGGCGCCCTCATCACCAACGACACCGGCAAGCTGTACGTGTGCATCACCGCGGGCACCAGCGCGGGCGCGGGCGGCCCCACCGGCACCAATGCCGACATCACCGACGGCACGGTCCACTGGATGTACGCAGGCGCTGGCGGCGCTGGCGTCGGCAGCAACGACGCGATCGTGTACAACCTGATGAACGCGATCAACGCGCTGGCGGCCCCCGCCGCCAACCACACCGCCACCCTGTCGGGCAGCGCGGGCGCCAAGATCCTTGTGGGCACCGGCGATGCGGCGGGCAACTGGTTCTCGTGGGAACCCGTCGCCAGCTACGACCCGTTGGCCGTCAGCGACCTGCTGACGCTGGCCGACGTGACCACCGACGCGGGCGTGGCCACCGACCTGGCCAACATCCTGGCGGCCGATGGCACGTGGTACGCGCTGCTGCTCCTGCACAAGTCGAAGGCGATCGTCAGCACCCCCAGCACCGGCGCCGCGGCCTGGTGCAACGCCAATGGCCGCCTGCTGCTGGTGTCCATGTCCGACACCGCCAGCGCCACCACCACCGCTGGCAGTGGCACCGACTGCTTGGCCGTGCTCACGCAGGCGGGGCAGCGGTACGTGGCGGGCATGTTCCACCCGCGCGACTACGAGTGGTTCGACGCGGCCAAGCTGGGCTACTTCGTGCCCCGCGACCCCGGCAGCTACCAGTGGTCGATCAAGCCCTACGAGGGCGTGACGGCGTGGCACTACACCAGCCCGCAGCAGGCCAACATCAAGGCGCGGCGCGCCGCGTTCTACTACGCGATCGGCGGCACCCCCGCCGACGGTGGGCTGGGGCAGGTGGAGAGCACCACCTACGGGTTCATCGACAACGTGATCAACCTCGACTGGTACAGCGTCAACCTGCAGGGCGACTTGATCGACCTCGAGCTGGCCAGCCTCAAGGTGGCCAACACCAGCGCGGGCCGCAGCAAGATCCGCAAGGCCATCGCCAACCGCAACGAGCTGGGCATTCAGCAGGGCGTGATTAGCCCCGATCCCTACGACCCGCCCGACGTGGCCGAGCCCTACGTGATCACCGTGCCCCCCGTCAGCGATACCGACAGCTTCGACGCCGACACCAGGGCCTTGTCGGGTGTCAGCACCGACTGGAAGCTGGCCGGCGCGGTCCGCACCATCGACGTGCACGTCAACGTGACGCAGTAGCAACCAAGCACCGAGGAGCACCCCATGGGAGCCGTTCCGCCTGTCCCCGCCAGGGCGTTCGATTTCGCGAACGTCGTGCTCACGTTCGACGACACCACGATCGTGGGCGGCAACGTGATCAAGGCCAGCTACGACAGCGCAGCCACCACCGACGACGTGGGCGCCGATGGCAGCGTGGTGGTGGTCGTCAGCAACGACCAGCGCGGCACGCTCGAGGTGGAGCTGACGCAGGGCAGCCCGTCGATCGACTACCTGTCCGCGCAGGTGAACCTGTTCCTGGCCACCAAGGCGTTCAAGCCCGTGCAGCTGGAAGACCTCAACGGCACCACCATCGCCGTCGGCGCCCAGGCGTGGGTCGAGAAGGTGGCCGACGGCGAATTCGGCAAGGAGCAGTCCGCGCGAACCTTCCGCATCCGCGTGGCGCAGATGCGCATGCGGGCGGGTGGCCTGAACGCCACCTAGTAGCAGGCCCCGCACCCCCTGCCCCGCACGTCACCCTGCAGCACCCCGAGGCCCCCGACATGGCAAACAACACCTGCACGATCGGCAGCGACACGTTCCGCGTGTCGCTGCTCGACTTTGAAGCCACCTGCGACCTGCTGCCCCTGGTGATGCCCGTCGTTGCTGACGTGGCGCGCCTGGTGGCCATGGCCTTCGGCGCTGCCGTCGAGCTGCAGGGCGACGGCGTGGACCTGAGCAACTTCGACGTGGCGAACCTCGACGTGGCCGCCCTGGCCAAGAGCCCAGCCCTGGCCGACGCCTCGGCCATCGTGGCCGACATCGCGGCCAAGTTGCCGCCCGAGCGCCTGCGCTACCTGCGCCGCACCCTGCTGGCCGGCGCCCTTATGAACGGCGTTCCCCTGTACGCCACCGCCCCCGGGCAGCCGGACATGATCGGCCAGCTGCTGCGGGGCCGCACCCTCGACGGGTGGCGCCTGCTGGTGTTCGCGCTCGAGGTGAACTACCCGGATTTTTTCGGCCTGATCAGGCGGCGGGCCCCCGACGTGCAACAGCCCCCGGCGCCGTCCGCTACCAGCTAGATGACGAACTGGCCGCGCGCTGGCCTGGTGAGCGGCTGGTGATCGCGGGCTGGTGCACGATTGGCGAGCTGCGCGGGCTGTCGCGCCCCGACGTGCTGCGCTGGGGCCGCATGCTGGACGCCCACGAGGCGGCAGTGGCCGAGGCCCACGCCAAGGCCAGCGCGCGCAAGTAGCGCAGCGCAGGCGCCGCTGATAGCATCGGTGACACCACCGCGGGGAAGACCTGCGGGCAAAGGAGAAGATCCACCATGACCCGCCTGTACAACGCCCTGGTCGCTGCCGCTTTCAACGGCATCGGGAACAGCTTCTACTTCCCGATCTTTGCCCTGCTGAATTTCCTGTTCCGCCTGCTGTTCGGCGCCAGCCCCGCGCTGTGGGCCGACGTGGTGCAGGCCAGCAACCTGGCGGGCACCTACGCCAACGGCACTGCGGGGGTGGGCGCCACGCTCACCAAGTCGTCCGCCGGTGCCCTGGGCACCATCGACGGCGTGACGCCCACCCTGGGCATGTTCGTGCTGCTGGTGGGGCAGACCACCGCGGCGCAGAACGGCCTGTACCGCGTCACCAACCTGGGCAGCGCCTCGGTGGCGTGGGTGCTGACGCGGTGGTCCGGCTGGGACGCCAGCGCCGAGATGCTGAACGGGTCGGCCTTCTACGTGCGCCAGGGCACCACCTACGGCGGCACCACCTGGGCCAACGCCACCACCAGCGCCCCCACCGTCGGCACCACGGGGCTGATC